ATTCTTTGTTTATTCCTATGGAATGGAATTACGAAGGATTCATTGATGAATTCGGACGACCTGTATTCAGTGATCCTGAACAACGAACATTTGATCCACACGGAATAGAAATAGATCAAGGCGTTATAAACCACTGGGAAAATGAAGCTGATGGTTTGCGTGACGATCAAGATGCTTTAAATGAATTTTATCGTCAGTTTCCTAGAACAGAAGAGCACGCATTTAGAGACGAGACTAAAAATAGTTTATTTAATCTTATAAAAATATATGAGCAAATAGATTATAACGAAGGTAATAAAAACTCTTCAGTAATAACACCTGGTAATTTTCAATGGACAAATGGTGTTAAAGATACTAGTGTAACTTTTAATCCTGACGCTAACGGTAGGTTTAGCATAAGTTGGGTGCCAGGAGCTAGATTACAAAACAACGTTATTATAAAAAATGGCGTAAAATATCCAGGTAACGAACACATGGGTGCATTTGGTTGTGACTCGTATGATATATCTGGAACAGTAGATACAAGAGGTTCAAAAGGATCTTTGCATGGTTTGACAAAGTTTTCAATGGAAGACGCGCCAGCAAATACTTTTTTCCTCGAATATATAGCAAGACCACAGACTGCTGAAATATTTTTTGAAGATGTTTTAATGGCGTTAGTATTTTATGGTATGCCAATACTTGCAGAAAATAATAAACCGAGATTATTATATTATTTAAAAAGAAGAGGATATAGAGGCTATTCAATGAATAGACCTGATAAAGTTTGGAATA